GTTGTTGAAGACTCGATCAACAAGCTGCCCGCCAAGATACAACCACTGGCCCGCGACAAAGAACTTCGGTTCTGCATCCGCACGTCAAGCCACTGGTTTGGCCGTGGCGTGTTTAGCTCTGTCATGGTCTTTGAGCCGCACGGGGTTAACTATCAACCATCATCGGAGGTTGCCAAGCTGCTGGAAGCCCTAAAAGAAAAAAAAGAGGCTCAAGACAAAATGCACCGAGATCTGGAGGCAAAACTAATGGCCGCCGCCAACTCATGCACCACACGCAAAGCGCTTGTCGATCTGCTGCCTGAGTTTGAAAAGTACCTGCCAGCCGGTCAGGCCGAAGCGTGCAAGACACTGCCCGCCGTCGCCAACATCATGGCTGATTTTGTGAAGGCTGGATGGCCAGCAGGCAAGCAAGGAGCCACAGCATGAACATCAACCCCATCCCCAACGCCAAGCGCACGGAGCCCCTCATCCCCGCTGGCCACCCCGACTACGTCTGGACCACTGGTGCCGACGTGCAAGCCACCTGGCGGCGCTACGGCTGGCTGCCGCTTGACGAGGTCCGAGCAAAAGCCCACAGTGAGCAAATTATCACAATGGCTATTGCCAGACGCTTCACAGAAGTTATATAATCAAACCCAACAGCAACGACCCGGGCTGTTGTAATCGGGTCCGCTTCCTCAAAGGAACATCATGAAACGCACCATCACCACCGAAGTCTTCGCGATCGCCAGCCCTTACAGCCGCCTCACTCCCGAGGACCTGCGCAGCGGCGACATCGGCTCCCAGCTCATGTACTGCACCACCGACATGGCCAGCGCCGAAGGCTACATCGTTGTCGGCAAGGGCACCGTCACCGTGGAGCTGTACACGCCCAACGACGTGGCGGCCAGCCAGGTGCAGGCCCTGCGCGAGCAGGTCAAGGTGGTGCAGGCCGAGGCCCAGCTCAAGGTCAACCTCCTGGAGGACCAGATCCGCAACCTGCAGGCCCTGACCTACGAAGCTGCGTGAAAAAAGTCTTTGACGACCTTCACAATGCTGATATAATTCCTTCCGAGACGCACGTTATTAACCACTCCTTTTAGGACGCAACCATGCAAGCAATGACCATCTCCGAACTCGTCGCAGCCCGCATCGCCGCCAAGCGCTCGGAGGACGCTGCCGTTCAGGCCCGCCGCGACATCGACGAGCAGATCACCAACCTCCTGCGCCCCGCCGACAAGCTTGAGGGCACCGTCAGCGAGAAGACCGGCGAGTACAAGATCTCCGTGGTCTACAAGCTCTCGCGCTCCGTGGCCACCGAAGACCTGCAGAAGGTCTGGGACAAGCTGACCGCCGAGCAGCAGGGTGCGTTCAAGTGGAAGGCTGACGTCTCGGTCTCCGCGCTGCGCAAGCTGGACGACAAGGCCATGGCCGCCGTCTCCAAGCTGATCACCAGCAAGCCCGCCTCCCCCACCATCACCATCGAAGCCATCTGAGCTTCTGAAAGTATCACAATGGCTATTACCCTGTCATCCACCAAGCAGTCCGCTCAACTGAGCGGCCTCAAGTTCCTCGTTCACGGCCCCGCCGGTGCTGGCAAGACCAGCCTGTGCGGCACCACGGGCGAGCCCACCGTGATCATCAGCGCCGAGTCCGGCCTGCTGTCCCTGCGTCACCTTGACATCTCGGTGATCGAGGTCAAGACCCTTGACCAGCTCTACGAGGCCTACGCCTTCGTGACCGAGACCGACGAGGGCAAGGCCTTCAAGTGGATCTGCCTCGACTCGATCAGCGAGATCGCTGAGGTCGTCTTGAACCACGAAAAGAAGGTGGCCAAGGACCCGCGCCAAGCCTACGGTGCGCTCGCCGAGAAGATGACGGACTTGATCCGCGCCTTCCGCGATCTGCCTGGCCGCAACGTGTACTTCTCCTGCAAGCAAGAGCGCGCCAAGGACGAGCAGACGGGCGCGATGCTGTACTACCCCGCCATGCCCGGCAACATGCTCAAGCAGGGCGTCGGCTACTTCTTCGATTTCGTGTTCGCCCTTCGCGTCGAGAAGGACGCCGACGGTAACCCCACGCGCTGGCTGCAGACGAGCCGCGACTACAACTACGAAGCCAAGGACCGCTCCGGCTCCTTGGAGATGTTCGAGTCCCCCGACCTTTCGGCCATCGCCGCGAAGGTCACTTCCACCACCGCCAACTAATCCCTAGAAAGGACACCCATCATGGCGCAATTCAACTTCGACACCAACAGCGTTGAGAAACGCGAGAACAACTACGAGCTGCTGCCCGCTGGCTGGTACACCGCGCAGGTCACCGAGTCCGAGATCGTCCGCCTCAACAGCGGCAACGGCTCGGCCCTGAAGCTGACCATCGAGGTACTGCAGGACGGCTACCGTGGCCGCAAGGTCTGGGCCCGCCTGAACGTGCAGCACAGCAACCCGAAGGCCGAGACGATCGCCCAGCAGCAGCTCCGCGAGCTGTGCGACGCGATCGGCGTGGTCCGCATGCAGGACACCGTCGAGCTGCACAACAAGCCCTTCAGCGTGAAGCTGAAGATCCGCAAGGACGACACCGGCCAGTACGAGGACCAGAACGAGGTGACCGGCTTCAAGCCCGCCGGTGGCAGCCCCGCCCACGGTCAGGCGATGGCCGCTGGCATGGCCCAGCGCAGCGCCCCGCCTGCCGCCGCTGCCGCCGCCCCGGCCGCCGGTGGCTCGACTCCACCTTGGGCCAAGAAGGCCGCGTGATATTCGGGGCCGCCAAAGCGGATGCTGCAACGGGGGTGAGTCCCGTCTGTGGGGAGACTTCCCTGCCCACAGCGCAGACGCAGCGAGTAGCGGCCCCACCCCTTCCCTCAACCGCCACAACAGAAAGGCAACCATGCAACAACAACAACTCCCAGTCCTCACGATCAAGATGGTCGTGCCCGGCGTCGAACTGGTGCTCCAAGCACTGAGCAAGATGCCCTACGAGCAGTCCGCTGGCTTGATCGCTGAGATCCAGTCGCAAGCCAACCAGCAGCTGCAGGCCGCGCAAGCCGCTGCTGCACCCACCCCTGCACCCGAAGCCGAAGCACCCGCTGAGGCCGTCGCCGAGGCCGCCGTTGGAGGTACCGACTGATGACCACCCGTATCTACGCAGTCCAAGGTCCTGACCAGTTTCGTCTGGTCGAAGCCAACACCAAGCAGTCAGCGCTGCGTCATGTGGCCAAGGACATCCTGACCGTCGAGGTGGCCACCCAGAAGACTCTGGTCGGTGCCATGCAAGACGGCATCAAGGTCGAGATCGCTGGCGAAGAGCCAGCGCCAGCAGCCGAGTGATCGGCGACTCCCCTGCGGGGGAGTCTGCAAAGGCGAGGGCTGGTGCCGGGCAAACGAAGTGATACCCCGCCAAGACGCAAGTCGAATGGGGTTTGCAGAAAGTGGGCGTCGAGATGCTTGGTGAAAGCGCCCCCTCGGTAGCGTACAGCCGCCCTCCAGCCCTCACCTTTGCAACAACGACACGGAGAACCTCCCAATGGCAACCCTGCCCGAACCTTTGCACACCACGGCCGCAAAGATCTATCAAGCCTACGAGAACGACGCCGAAGAGGGCAACCGCCCGCACTTGGGCGCATCCCTGATTGGCCACGCCTGCGAGCGGTTCCTGTGGCTGACCTTCCGCTGGGTCGACGCCAAGAAGTTCGACGGCCGCATGCTGCGCCTGTTCAAGGCGGGCAACGACTTTGAGCCGCGCATCGTGGCCGAGCTGCGGCGCATCGGCGTCGAGGTCCACGACGTGACCCCTGACGGCAAGCAGTGGCGCGTGTCCTCGC